AGGACAACAACCAAATTGTGTAGTCCTTAAAGACGGATATTTATATTCTAATAATCCAGTTGTAGTTAATAGCGCAAATAACCCAGAAGAAATTAGACGAAACAATGAAGAAACATTAATAGAATCTGGATCAATGAAATCACAACAAGACGCAAATATATCTAATGAAGAAGCTAAAAAAATGAATTCAGCAATTTTGAGTATGGAAGAAGAAATAGATAAATTAGATGAATCATATGATAACAAAGCAAATAAATATGGGTTAATGAGTCAAACAATTAATCGTTTAGCATTTGCTAAATTAAATGACGCACTTTTAACAGATAATATGGCAAAAGTTACACCTGGTAATCCTTTGTATGACCCAGACTATATCAGTTTCAAACCAGGTTATCAACCACTTTTTGAATTTTTTACTACTTATAAATATCAAGTTAACCGAACATTACATTATGGCGGTTGGAAAGAATGGATGTATATTACGGAAGAAATGAGAAAATTATTTGTGCTTAATCCTCAATTAGAAACAGAGTTTTTAAATATAATATGGTTAACTTCTGGTATATTTAAAGTAATCGCTCTAGTTCTTGGTAAGGGTAGTAAAACAAAAGATCAAGTAATTCAAGCAGTAAAATCAGGCAATGAAGATATTATTAGTAACCAAATTAATAACCAAGAATCTTTATCCGCAGACAAAAAAAGTCAGGAAATTGAAAATGAAGACAATATGGAAGTTCAACAGCAATCGCGCTTTGGTAAATTTACAAGTTCAGTTAAAAAAGGGTTCTATGCAACAGGACGCATGTTGAGTAATACTTTGGGAACAAATATATCTAAATGGCGTGTTATTAGATGTTTATTAAAATATTATGATATTGATCCTGATAAATACAATTTTAATCTTATGAAAAGAACAGGAATTTTGAAAAAGAATTATCCTTTGTTTATGGAGAGAGAAGCTAAGAAGGCGGTTCAAATCGCTATTAATAACCTAAGAAACAATAGAAATTCTAGGTTATCAAATGTTAATTTAATGTTAGCAGATAAATCTTATATGAATAAAACACTTGATCAACTATTGAATGAATTAATGATGTATAATGTAGATATGCCAAACATGAATAATAGATATGGTGGAAAAAATAAACATGGTGGAAAAAAAACTAGAAAAAATGGAGTAACACATGGAAAAAGAATAAATAAGATGTATGGCGGTAATTTATTATTTTTCAATAATATCAAATTTATTTTTAACAATACTTACAAATTGATGATACGTGATCAAATGAAGTCTTTTACAAATTTAATGTCATCAAATCCAGAGGGGACACATTTAATAGCAGAATTATACGCAGAAATAGTAAGATGTTTATCAATGATGACAATCACTTTATGTTTAACTATAGGCAATTTTCTCATAGGTAAAACAGGTCTTCCAATAAGTATGCCTGCATGTTATATATCAAACGCAATGTATATGATGTTTATATTTAAAATGAGAATTCTAGATTTGAATAAAGTCAATATGATAGAAAAAATAACTAGCACAGAAAACCAACCAGTTCAAACAACTGCTATACCAGTAACAAATGCTATACCAGTAAACCCACAAGCTAGATCAACACAACCAATTAAAACAACACAAGAAACTATACCTCAGGCTTTTCCTTATAATACAATCAACCCAAACCAGAATAATACAAACCAGAACAATACAAACCAGAATAATACAAACCAGAACAATACAAACCAGAACAACCCAAAAAAGAACAATGGATTTTTTAGATTTTTTTAGAATAAATATATTATATATTATCTTATAATTAAGTATTCAAAATATTTAATTATAATAAGCCCTCTCTGGGAATCGAACCCAGGACCTCTTGTTTACAAGACAAGTGCTCTACCCCTGAGCTAAAAGGGCATCAATGTTTTTTCTTTGCGTTTGCCGAGAATCGAACTCGGATCTAATGCTTGGCAAGCATTCAGTCTACCATTGGCCTACAAACACATATGCGGCGATGTTATGGATGAGCCAGATTTGTCACATAAATTATCTTATATACGACTCCATAATATAGTTACTCTATATTAAACAAATTGATTATCAAAAGTTGCTTTAAAATAAATTAAATTTTTAAATAGAAAAATAGAGACCACAAATCCTACAAAAACCAGTCATTCCAAATATTTTTATTTTTAATAGACGAATCAACAACAACAACAATAATAATAAATTTTTACAGCCAAATTTAGATTAAAGCAACTTCTATTCTACCTGATAATAGAACTCGTCTGGGAAAACACCTCATATTCTTAACATACGCGCGCGTTAATATTGTACAGATGTTAAAAATAACAGACGCTACAATTTGATGGCCACCCCATCACCATATTATTAAAATAATATTTATTTAAATTGTTTATTTTGAAAAATATAAATAGAATAACATACTTAAAGAGCCTCACTTAATTTACTAATTTGTTCTTCACTCAATTTATCAGGAAAGGATACATTAAAAATAATAATCATATTTCCTTTATGTTCGCCACGTTTTAACCCCATACCTGGATATATTTTATTATAACCATGTGGTATAATATTACCCTTATTATTATTTAATGTATAACTTTTTCCATTTATATAATTTATTTCAAATGAAAACCCACATAATGCTTCTTTGAGAGAAATATTTTTTTCCAATATTAAATCCAATCCAGATCTCTTGAAAATGGAATTATTAATTATTTTTACAAATATTTTTATATCACCTTTCACATTTTCGTTTATTATATTTCCCTTATCTCTTAAAATGATTATTTCATTCTCATCTATACCTTCAGCAATGGGAACATATATTGTTTCTTTTTCAAATACCTTTATGTCATTTTCGACAATCCATCTCTCTATTTCTAAAGGAATATTTGCCCCAGTTAAAACTTGGTCTATTGTCACCTCTATATTTTTTACAATAGGGGATGGTTTTTGTAGTGATTGTTGAAAATTAACAGGAACACCATTATGAAAAACATGAATTTCCGCACCAGGATGCATAGGCATTCCATGAAAACTAGGGAATCCAGGAAAGCCACCACCGCCAAAAAATGCTTTTAGTATATCATCCATTGGAACTTCCATTCCAGGACCATGGCTATTCATTCTAGCAAATGGATTTCTCCTAGACATATCATATTCGTTTCTTCTTTGTTCATCACCTAAAGTCTCATATGCTTCATTAATTTTCTGTGTCATATTGATACATTCTTGATTACCAGGATTTTTATCAGGATGAAATTTCATTTGTAGTGTTCTGTATGCTTTTTTAATCTCTTCTTTTGAAGCACATTCTTGCAAACCTAAAATATTATAAAAATTTTCCGCCATTAATAATATTATTTGAGATATACTTAAATAATAATTAACGTATATTTATAATATCTATGGAAATAGAAAATAAATTGTTTATTCATAAATATCAACCTATTTATTTTGATGACTATGGCGAAAATAACGACGTTATTCAAATGCTTAAAACACTCATCATTATCAATAATCTAAATATTTTATTAATTGGTGACATAGCTTCTGGCAAAACTTCGCTGTTAAATACTATTATAAAGGAATATTATCAAAATATACCATATAAGGATTACGAAGAAAACGTCTTGTATATTAATAACTTGAAAGAACAAGGTATAAATTATTATAGAACAGATGTAAAAACATTTTGCCAAACTTGTTCTAAAATTAAAAATAAAAAGAAACTTATTATTCTAGATGACATTGATTTAATTAATGAACAGAGCCAGCAAGTTTTTCGTAATTGTATAGATAAATATAGCCATAATGTTCATTTCATATCTTCCTGTTGTAATAATCAAAAAGTCATTGAAAGCTTACAATCACGTTTTATTATTTTAAAAATAAAACCGTTGAAGAGAGAAAATTTAAATAATATTATTCAAAAAATAAAAACAAATGAAAAAATCGAAATAGAACCTGATGCAGAAGAATTTATTATTAACATTTCTAATAATACCATAAAGGTTCTTATAAACTATATGGAAAAATTCAAATTATTGAACCAGAAAATCACTATGGATCTTGCCGTTCAGTTATGTTCTAATATTAGTTTTGTCACACTAGAAGACTATACAAATCTTATAAAAGAGAGAAAATTAAAAGAGGCTATTATCCTTATATATGAAATTTATGATAAGGGTTACTCTGTAATGGATATATTAGATAATTATTTCCTTTTTGTTAAGAGCTCAACTATTTTTACAGAGGAACAAAAATATAATATTATTCCAATCATATGTAAATATATTTCTATTTTTCACAATATTCATGAGGACGAAATTGAATTATCATTGTTTACAAATAATTTGGTTCAAATATTGAGTTCTTAAATAATTAATGGTTTTTATTTGTATTTTATATTTTGTATTTTGTATAAAATATAAAAAACTCAATTATTAAAAGAAACAAGAACATATCTTTTACCCCTTGTTATAGGCAATCCTTCATGATAATGTGTAACTCTACCAGGATGCAAACATAAATAACCTTTGTCTTTATTCAGTAGAGTTATATTTTTTGTGTGAAATTTTATTCCTCCACCTTCATAATCATTACCATCACATAAAGCAATATTTGTTGTATATACGGATGCATCATGATGCCCTTGCAAACTAGCTTGCCCTTTTTCAGCATCATATTTAACTATAAAAGCAATATGATAATTACCTGCCTTGTATTTATAAAGATGTGCCATAATTCTTTTAAAATGATTATTTACAATATCTACCCAAAAATCATGTAATCCTATATCTTTTAAATGAATATCTTGTGTTGGAATATTTTCAATAACACCAATTCTCTTGTCAATACTATTTTTATCCGTATAAACACCTCCTGACCAATTACCATTTTTTTCTGCTAATTGGACTAAATAATCACAAAACTCCGGTCTTAAAAATGGAAAATACCATATATCAGTTCCTTTTTCAATTTCCTTAAATAATTTACTATCATTGTTATTATAAAAATCCAAATACTCATTGGAAAAAATTCTCTCTTTCGACCATGAAGAAATACTATTTATACTATAGTCATTTACATTTACATTTACATTTACAATTACATTTGCATTTGCATTTGCAGTATCTGGATCATAAATATATCCATATTGTTTTTTATTTAAAAGATACATGGCTTCATTGTTAATTCTACAATTAAAACATATTTTCATATCTATATCATTAAAACCTTCGCGTTTTAACAAATAATATTTTCTAAATACATTTTTATGAAACAATATATTTGAATTTATAAAAGGAACGTTCCATACATTTACATTATTTCTATTTAAAATGTCTATATAATCATCAGATCTAGCATACCAACCACTGTTACTAATATCACCCCAAAAATTGGATAAAAGGGTTTTGTTTTTAATTATTAGACCTGAAACTATATTCTTTTGTGTATCTAATAAATCTTTTAATATTGATGGCTCTGTAAATATATTATGTGAATAAATTACCCATACGTAATCATAATTAAAATATAACTTATATATTTCATTATATGATTCAATTTCATCTATAGTATATATTTTGTTATAATCAATGTTATCATTATCTATTTTAGAAATAGATGTATAATTTTTTGAATTTGTATAAATATTTATATCCAATAATTCTTTTGGATAATCTATGATTTTGAAAAACTCCAAACATTTTTTAATATCCTGACTATTATCATTACCGTTATCATTACCATTATCATTGTAGGCCATTATATTAACACGAATTTTATAATTATAATTGTAATTTTTTAAAAAATTTTTATTTGTTAAACCATATGTTTTGCAAACCTTATTTACTGTATAATTTTCATATTTATTTAATAATAAAGGATTTTTAAATCCATCTATTAAAATAGCATTAAACACATCCTTTATTTTATCACCATTTGACAACCTTAATAATATACCTTCATTATTTTTTACACTACTATATTTATTTGAAGAATTACATAAAATATCATCTAATACATGTTTTTTACCGAAAAAAAATAATCTATTATTTATGTAGTCATCAAATATACTATTTTTACTCGAAAAACTTGTATAATAAAAGTCTTTTTCATCATTCATAATAATTTCCAATGGATTGTTTATTAAAAAACTATAATTACAATTTACAAAAATGATGTATTTATCGTCATCAATAAATCCTATTTCTTGAATTATGTCATCTATATCTGTATATTTTATTTGAACAGAAAATTTTTTACATGATTGTTCAAACCTTAATATACTTGATAATGAACAACTTTGTTTTGAAGTTATTGCGATAATTTTACTATCAAAACTATAATAATTTGAATGAAATGTGGTCGATTCTAAAAAAGCTTCGTCTTTTAATTTTATAAATGAGTAATCACTTTTTAATGAATATGCTTTTAGTGAAGTATTATAACTTTTTTTATAATTATTTAAATAACTATCATCATACAAAATGGGTAAAAATTCATCAACTACAATTAAATTATTTAGAAAACCACAATTAAGTAGTTTTTCTACGCCATTTCTAGTTAGGAGATAACTACACATCCAATAGCTAGCTTTTATTTCTTGAAAAATATCGTTGTAGTCTTTTTCGTTTGTATGAAATAATGGTTTCCTTAAAATATATACAATATCTGCGTCATGCGGATATGATAAAAGATTTGTGATGTTTCTTTCAAAGTTGTCGTTTAAAATAATTGTGTCGTCTTCCAAGAAGATAGCATGTTGTTTACCTGAATTGAAAAATTCATTCCACGCTTTATAATGTGATAGAGCACAACCTATCTCACCTTCAGTTATGCCTGTTTTTAAATAAGGATCATACCAATATGGACAAATATTAAATGACTCTGTTTCTTCTAAACTTAGTTTTGTGCCATCTATAGCTTTAATAAAGT